TTGTAGACGAGCTGCCCGATGCCGACCGTCGCGCTGTCGAACGCGATCAGGCGGTCCCACATGGGCTCCAGGATCGACAGCCCCCAGCCGTTCTCGCTGATGCGCTGGTAGTACGGCAGCGCCTCACCATCCAGCCGGATCACCCGCGAGTAATGGATGCGGCCTTGCGGCAACTTCATGGCCGACGGCAGCACGTCGTAGAACATCGGCATGCCCATGTACGGGCCGAACTCCGTCACGGTCTCGCCGACGGGCGGCGCCACCATCCAGCGGTCGAGCACCAGCAGCCCCTTGAACTGCCCCTTCCCGATCGTCTCGACGCGCAGCGGCGTCGACATGTCCTGGCCGTCGATCAGCATCACCGCGATCGCGCCGCCGTACAACTGGGCCCACTTCCCGGTGTCGCAGAGGTGGTCCCAGATCGCGAGCCGCGTCATCGCGGTCTCGATCTTCGTGATGTCGGTAGGGTCGAGCCCGGACATCTCGATGCCCTTGCGGGTCATGTCCTCCGGGATCGCGTCCACCGCTGCACGCACGATCCACGAACCGCGGTAGGCCGCCTCGAGCCAGATCCGGTTGCGGCTCTGGTAGGTCAGCGTGTACTGGGATGCCGACGACTGGTTGTCGGCACCCCAGCCGAGCCGAGCCTGGAAGTTTGCGAACGAGTCGGACGTGCGAATGCTGGCCGACGGGCCGGCCGACGACGGACGAGTCGCGGGCGCGCCGCGCGCGCCGCTTCGGTTCTTTCGACTCATCCTGCCAACCTCTTCCAGATATCGATGCCGCGCGCAGCGGGCTGATAGGCAATCATCACCGCGTCCGCGAGGTTCGGTGACTTCGTTCCGTCGGGCGCCTTGTCGATCACGATCTTGCCGACCCCGTTGACCGTGAAGGTCGGCTGCGAGAGTTCCATGCTCAGCGCCGCGCGCTCGGGCAGATCCGGATCGATCGAGATGATCTCGTCCGGGTCGAACGGCTTGCCCTCCACTACCGCGCGATACGTGGCCTGAAAGCGCAGGCGCAGCGCCCACCACGACTGCGCCTTCAGGTTCGCGAAGTAGTCCTTGTTCTTCCGCTCCTTCACCATCTCCCCGTCCGGGTCGTACACCGGCCCGGAGCCGCGGAACGGCTCGTTGCGGATCGATCGCTTGCCGGTCGCCGCGCGCTGCTCGTTCAACACGCGCGCGTCGCCGCGCACGCCGGCGCCGAGGCCGTCGGCGTCGTAGTCGAACGCCTCGTAACCGCGGACGTCGCAGATGCCGAGCGCGCGGTCGACCGTGCCGAAGATGTCGCCGCCCACGCCGGACCACGATTCGAGATGCTCGAGCAGGAAGCCGTAGCGACCGGCGAACGCGTTCTTGTCCTTGCCCTCGTCCGCGACGTCAAGGCCGCCGCGGCGCGTGCCGCTGGGCGAGATGCCAAGTTTCACGTGCGCGCCCAGCGCCGCCTGCACCCACGCGGACGGGATCACGACGCCCTCGACGGACGCCGCGTAATTGATGTCGATTTCCTGCGCAACGACGACCGGATCCAACTCGGCCACCTGTTTCGCATACCAGGCGTCATCCTTGCGCGGGTCGTCGCGCCAGTGGAACGTGAACACCTTGATCTTGCCGCTGTGTCGGCGCTGAGCGAACGAGTTGCCCATGCCGTTCGGCGTCGAGATGTCCTGCCGGCAGTTGGTCGTGGCGGACAGCGACGCGTCGACTAGTTGCGGGCGCTCGAGAAACGCCGACTCGTCCACCACGTAGAAACTGGCGCGGTCGCCGCGCCCGATCCCGTCGCCCGACTCGCCGGTGATTACCGACCCCGTGTCGGGGAAGATGATCCGCATGTGCGGCGCGTGCGTGCCGATGTCCCACGAGCCGCGGAATTCGGCCGGTAGCAGCCGCAGGAACTCGCGCGCCTTCCAGAACAGGCTCTTCGGCGAGCCGATCTTGTCGACGTACTCTTCCTTGCGCGAGCCGAAGCCGGCCGCGACGCCCTCGTGGAATAAGCACACCGTGTCGGCGAGGCCGACGGTCAGCCACGACATCCCCATATCGCGCGTCTTCTCGGTGATGCCGGGCTCGCGCGCGCGCCAGCGCTCCATGAACCAGGCGATCCAGTCCTCCTGCTTCGGAAACAGCAGAAACGGGATCATGGCCGGCAGCCCGCGCTCGACGTTTCGCGGGTCGAACGTCATGCCCCAGTCGATGATGAACTGGGCCGGGTTGTCACGGTAGAAAGTGCGCAGCGCCGGCAACACACCCGGGTTCGCGCGGATGCGCTGCAGGCGTTCCGCTCGCCATTCGAACACCTGCACGTAGTCCGGTGCGCGGAAGTCGAACGGGAACGGGATGGGCATGCTATGGCTTCATGAGATCGGCGTAGATCTTGGCCGCCTCCACCGGATCGTTCGTCTGCGTCGAGATCGCCACCGGACCGCCTCCCCTGCCCGTGTGTTCGAGCCGATGCCGGTTCGTGAACGCGTCCCCTGTCTCCTTCGCGGCCTGTTCGAGTAGTTGAGCCATTAACACCAGGTTGCCGCGCTCCTCGGCCTTATCGACGGCCGACGCCAACTTGCGCAGGCGAACCGCGCGGTGTGCGATACCGATGCGTGACGTGTCGTTCACGAACTCCGCACGGGTGCTCTCGAAAATCTCCCGATACTTCTTGCTGAGCGTCGCACCGGCCCGCTTCGTCGGGTCGTAGCGCTCGCACGCCTGCGGCGAGACGACGACACCGAACTCCTCGAGCACCGACTTGGCGGCGCGCGTGGGCGTGTCGAAGCAGGCGAGCGCCTGCGTGACGAACACCTTGATGTTGTCGGGGAGTGCTGCCATGGCGGGAATTCGGGAGGGTTACGCGGCGCGTCAGATGTGGGCCCACGTCCGACGAGCTCGCACGTCGCGAATCGTGCGGACGGAAACCTGGTGCTTCTCAGCGAGGCTCTGCTCACTTCTCGAAAGTTCTCGAATCTCGCGCACCGCGCATTCGGTCAGTTTAGAGTAGCCATTCCGCTCTCCAACCGCGGATAAGCCGCCCGTTCGATAGGCGTGCAGCCGATTTCCGCTCGCTGACACCCACTCCAGATTCGAGACATGGTTATTGGCGCGGTCGGCGTCGATGTGATTCACCTCCGACGCTCCGGCTGGTCGATCGAGGAACGCGTCGGCGACGATCCGATGGATTCGAACCGACTGGCGCTTTCCGGGACGAGATAGATTCACCGACGGGTAGCCGCAAACCAAGAAGGTGGCGAGCACACTGCCGGCTACGCCGCTGTTTCTGGTCGTAAGCCGCTTGATCCGCCCGTGATTGCTGACCGCGTAGTTCGACCACTCGCCGATGACACGCCACTGCTCTTCGTTCATGCCGACCTCAACATGCATGTCCCGCACGCGTGTGCGACAGATACTGACGAAATCGTCGGGCCCGCGTTCGCGGCCCTGACCATCTTGGCAATAGGTCCGTCGCGATCGCCAACACCGTATCGCTCCACGATCCCAACGAATTCTTCAACGTCATGCGCTCGGAGGCCCAGCTTGGGGAACCCATCCTTCGTGAAGGCTGAAGCGCCGAACTCATCCGTTTTCTGCGCGATATGCATCAGCTCGTGCTCCACCAGCGCGCAGAACTGCAGATCACTGCACTCGCGCGCGTAGTGCGCGTCGAGGGTGATGAGGAACGCAGGCACGTGGCCGAACCACTCTGTGAGCTGCTGCTCTTGCCTGGCGCGCTGCCAGCCGCCGGCGCGGATCATGACCTCCTCGCACTGGCCGATCACGCGGCGCATCTGGCGCTTGTTCTCGACCGCCGCCCAGAGGTAGCCGATGTCGGCGTCGACCAGGTGCTCGTGGTCGGGGTTCTGGAGCGGCGCGCCTTCGGCGAGGAAGGTGGCCGCCACCCACTCGGCGAGGCCGTCGGCCGGCGCGATCGGGCGCAGCCAGTTCGATTCAGCAAAGAGGATGTCGGGCGGAGCGGGGCGAATTACCGTTTTCTCAAGCAGAGCTTTCTGACGGAGATGAGGCATTTGTCGTCTAGCCGATGAGTGCCCGTCAGCGTCGTAGAATCGACTGCCGGACCTTGCCGGCTAACACGCTGAGGGAAGA